CACTAACTCAAAGAGAAAGAAACTCTTGTTAAAGCACGCCTTTGTAATTGTGCTCGAACGATTTCAAGACTGCATACAAACGTGCGCACAACCGAGCGGGTCTCATCCGCCAGATGCATACGCACATGCAATCACGTTCTTTTATAACATGAAAGAAAAATGAAACCCGAAGGTCAATCGGACCTTTCGGCCAAACGTGGGACACCCACGAAAAACAATGCCTGGAAATCATCTCCATAGGCGCGCGTGAAACCACCCGTTCCTGTAGGGTTTGATATAGTTAACCTAGGCAAAGGAGCATCATACTCGAGAATCTCTGTCGGATCTTTACAATACCGAATTGGGGCAACTCGAGTGACGTTCTGATACGGAACTTGAACTGACAGTACACCGTTTTCACGGGAATTGTGAGTGTAAGCCAAGTATCCGCGAGATCCACTAGTAGGTGCAGGTTGCACTGGAGTCGCTGTCCATACGGTGGTACCAACACCATAACTAGTGTACGCAACAAGATCTCGCGACGATTCAGCAACAGTCGGCTCAGCAGGTGTCAAATTGTCAACTTTTGTGGAAAAACGAACAGAACCTCGGAAAAACGCAAAAGGTGAAAGCAAATAACTGTGGTACTTAGTTTTGAACAATTGCGTCGACGGAACAGTGTACTCAGCATCCAAAACCCAAGGGTAGAACGATGACATGGCTGAGGCCTCATTGATGGGAGCGCCAAAGTGCACATGCCTCTTGAGTAAAGATGAAAGAGAGAGAACTATCTCAGACATTGAGTTCTGGCTCGCTGTCAACCCGAAGGCAGACATCGGAGCTGAACCAACCGGGGCATCAATAGCCTCTGACTGAGTTTTGTCAACACTAGGACCATCAGGACCTTGCGTGAAGCATGGAATATACCTGGGTTCAATAGGACCGGCAAACTCGAGATCTGACGCTCCTCGAACATAGACAGAAAAATACACCTGGGTTCCGACAGTCTCTGGGGCCTGCAAAGGTGTGACCACATGAACATACATACGGCCCATCGAAGTGCCTGCACGCAGGTATTCAAGTGGGACCATATAAGGGGTCTGAACCTTCACAATGTTACCGGTTGCCAAGTCGTAAATCTCACGATACGCGAAAGAAGTGTCAGTCAAGGTGACTGTAGAGGCTGCAGGGCCAGGTACAAAGGAAATGGCAATCTGCCCACGATGAAATCCAGTTTTTGCAGCTTTGAACATGAACTCAAGACCACCACGGTAGAAACGAAAAACTTCAGCGAGAAACGACACAGGTGTTTTATAAATTTCAGTTGATGATACAAATTGTTGAAAGTCAATGGGGTTCAGCTCACGAGTGTAAATCTGTTCCCCAGGTGCATTTGTTTTGTCAAAAAGAAAGAAATCCAAATAACTGTATTGGCCTTTGATGAAAGCAAGGCTCATCTCGTCGGCACCATCAGGTGAAAAATCATCTATAGCCCTTAACTTTGCCGATGAGTCAAGACTCATTGGAATCGCAGGGTCAACAGCATTACAATTTGGAAAACACTGTGCAGGATTAGATGATACACGGGACACCGATGAAGTGACAAGCGGCTTGGACCAGCCGAAAGCCGAGGCTGCTCCACTCAAAGCTGAAGCAGCCCATGAAACAGTGCCAGCATAAGAACCAATCAACGGAATTGATGAAATGTTTGCAGCGAAGGACGAGAGCTCGGCAAAGAAAGTTGAGACGGGCTTCGACTCAGCATCTGAAGGTGCAATCTTCTTGCGTTTAGGACCTTGAGTGACTGCAGTGAGAGTCTGACCGTACAGCTCAACATCTTCCATCCAAGTCCAGACACGGTAATTAACCTCGAGTAAATTATCAGGGCCTGTCCGTAAAGGGGACAAAACAGCAATATATACACGACCCCAGTCGACCGCTCCACCAGTAAGCTCAATGAACTGTGATGTGGCCACGTATGGAATACGTAAAACAACGGACGACTCATTCGCTTCGATGTCAACACCAGGTAGCTGGGACAATGGAATGGCATTTGTGATATGAGCACTCCCCTTCCTCGCGTTGAGTGAAAAACAAGGATAGTAACACAAACGAAGGCGCCCGGCATGATAGGGCGTACCATTCAAATCAAGACGAATACACAAAGTAGAACGTAAGCCAAAGAAACCTTGTAACTTATTTATCTTTAATGAATTTGTATAATACGGTTTTGTGTCTGAAGCATACAAAATTGCTCCAATTGAATCAACAACAGTGAAAGAACCAGCAAAAACTTGATAAGGCTTAGCCAGGTAATCGGCAATGGTGCTAGTGCTGTTAGGCGTGTACAAATCGTACACATCTTGGGACCTGCCAACACTTTGAATAGCCGACACTGGATCTGCCACAAATGACGTTGTGCCTGTCTGAACGATAGGACTTGAGGTGTCTTGATTGTAGACACCCATGTTTGTTTTTTGAAATGTTTCTTCAGTAAGCCGCTAAACTACTTGCAGGAGGGCTCAGTCCTACAAGGTGCAATATTAAATGGTTTAAGGAACGGGCTGCGCACCAGGTGAACCATCGGATCTACTAGCCGACACCGGTATCAAGGCGAGAGTTGTGCTTCTTCGCCAGGAACCCCAGGAATTAAAATACCTCAAATCACCTGGTTGAGATGAGGGGTTGCACTTACCAGTACTCACAACCGCGAGCCAAATACTCAGCTCGACGGTCGCACTGACTCTTGTTCCAATTAACCATAAAGTGTCTTTTGGGATCAACCCTTTGAGCAGCTTCGTGAAAATCAGACCTCCAAAAATCCCAGTCTTCCTTTGTATGCACACTCAACTCATCAAGAAAACCCTCCACCTTTACACGGAAAAGCTCACCATCGACATCTTTCTTCTTGGCCCATTGGATGTTTTGCGTGATCGTATCGAGGGTCAACCTCATATACAGAACACCATCTTCTAAAGCCACCTTCCTCTTCAAGAATGAAACGTCAAAAACTGTGCGATGCGACTCGTTGAACTCAGCATTCTTCTCTTCATCGGTATAGACCATGCCCATCTCGGCCATAGCTTTTGTCATCGATGCGTACGTAATAGTAGCGGTGCCGTACGAAAGCAACTTCTGAGTGTCAACCTTCCACACATTGTCATCACCATAACATATATATTCAACAACACGCTCCTCATACATCTTCTTCAACATTTTTCGTGCCGAGACGAAATCTTCAGCGCCAAGAGAACGAGCAACTCCATAACGCAAAATGATATTATTACAAATGGTGTTCAAAATTGTTGTGATTGGGTTTCCAGACGGGTTAGAGTTGTCCCACTCTATGAGACAGTCTTTATATTGAATGAAAGGTCTTGTAAACGAATAAAAGATATTTTTTGCAATTTTAAGATCTTCTTCAGACAAAAGATGGCCAAAGTTGACCTCATAAACAGCCCAAACTTTGTCAACAGCGTAAGACGGGAGATTCTTA